CATTACGAGCACAACAACAAGGTGAAGATTATACCCGTACAGGTATTACTGCTACTCAAGCTGCACAACGTGCATTAAATCCGTTTATAGAAAGAGCGGAAGAAGACATAGTAAGCAGCCAACGTGTGTTTGATCCTAGTTCGATAGATACGTTTATGAATCCGTATGAAGATGCGGTAGTTCAACAAACGATAAGAGATATTCAAAAAGGGCAAGCACAAAGCGATATCGCGAGACGCGCATCTGACGTAGCTCAAGGTGCGTTAGGCGGTGCTAGGTCTAGGATCTCGCAACAAGAATCAGATGAAGCCGCAGCTAGAGCGATGACGGAAGGTGTTGGAGCTATCCGCAGTGCTGGATTTACAACTTCACGCGATGCAGCAATGAATGAATTTGCTCGGCAACGAGCTGCGGATGCACAAGCATCTGGATTGCGTTCTGGTTTAGGTGCGCAGGCTTATGGTGCGGGTATGGGAACAGCAGGCGCACTTACTGGCGCTGGTTCTCAACTATACGGTATGGGAACTGGTTCTGCTGGCAGTTTACAAGGATTAGCTGGTCAATTATCTGGCGCACAAACTGGTGCTGCAGGAGCGATGCAAGGATTAGCTGGCGCTGAACAAGGTTTCCGACAAGGCGATGTTAGTTCGGCGATGAATATCGGTGCGATGAACCGAGCTAGAAATCAAGCATTGCTAGATTTAAATTATCAAAATTTCGCAGGCCAATATAATTTACCACAACAGCTTTTCTCTGGGTATGCTAATTTCTTAACCGGCGCTGGCCCATTATTAGGCGGTGTAGGTTATTCTGGGCCTACCAAACAAAGTCCTTTTGGTGGTACGAGTGGTTTCGGGAATTACACTTTCGATCCTTACACCAATATCGGGAGTGCTGCTGAGGGCGGCGCGACAGGAGAAGTAGAAGAACCTGAGAAAAAACAAGACGGAGGCCGTCTGATTCCAAATAAAGGATTAGCAGCTTTAGCTAAAAAAGCACCTGAAGCTGTTAGAACGATGGGTTTCCAAGT